TGGCGGCCACTCTGGCCGCCGGTCTGCCGCCGGACAGCCGCAGCATGATGGTGCTGCATGGGCAGAAACTGACCCTTGCGCAGACCCTGCAAGCAGCCGAACTGGACACCCTGCAGGCCATCTGCTGGCGCATCGGACGGCTTGCGTATGCGGACGAGAAACCGCCCACATCCATCCTGAACACCCTGCTGGGCAAGACAGAAGCGGAATCCGAGGACAGTCCGGTGCAATATTTTGACAGTCCCGAGGAATTTGAGGCGGCGATGCGCGCCGCAGAAGGAGGTGAACCAGATGGCAAACGGCATTGAGTTGGCAAAGGCTTATGTCCAGATCGTGCCCTCTGCCGAGGGCATTCAGGGCAGCATCAGCCGCATTATGGGCGGCGAGGCGTCCTCTGCCGGTGAAAGCGCCGGCGCGCTGCTGGGCACAAAGCTGGTGGGCACCCTGAAAAAGGTGATCGCTGCTGCGGGCATCGGCAAGATGATCTCGGATTCCCTGAACCTTGGCGGCGCATTGCAGCAGTCTATCGGCGGCGTGGAGACCCTGTTCAAGGAGAGCGCCGATACGGTCAAGGCTTACGCTGCACAGGCGTACCGGACGGTGGGTCTGTCCGCCAACGAATACATGGAGCAGACCACCAGCTTTGCCGCCAGTCTGCTGTCCAGCGTGAGCAAGGACACCAACGCCGCTGCGCAGCTGGCGAACATGGCCATGGTGGACATGGCGGACAACGCCAACAAGATGGGCACTGACATGGCCTCCATTCAGAACGCCTATCAGGGCTTTGCCAAGCAGAACTATACCATGCTGGACAACCTCAAGCTAGGCTACGGCGGCACGCAGGCAGAGATGCAGCGGCTGCTGACCGATGCAGAGAAGCTTTCCGGTGTGCATTACGAGCTGGGCAATCTGGCCGATATGTACAGCGCCATCCATGTCATCCAGACCGATCTGGACATCACCGGCACCACGGCGCAGGAAGCCGCCACCACCCTGACCGGCAGCTTTGCAGCCATGAAGGCGGCGGCGCAGAACGTGCTGGGCGACTGGAGCACCGGTGCAGACCTGACCGCACCCATGCAGGCACTGGCAGATACCGCCCGCACCTTTTTGCAGGGCAACCTGCTGCCCATGATCGGCAACGTGCTGGCGGGCATCCCACAGCTGGTGTACGGCCTTGTACCGGAGGTGCTCCAGACCGGCACGGAGCTGGTCAGCAGTCTGGCGGCGGGCTTTGCGCAGGGTATCCCGGCTTTTCTTTCCACTGCCCTGCCGCAGCTGCTCTCCTTTACCGAGGAACTGCGCGCCAACGCGGGGCAGTTTGTGGATGCGGGGCTTAACTGCATCACCCAGCTGCTCAACGGCCTGATTGCCGGTCTGCCGCAGCTGATCGCCTATGTGCCGGATATCATCATCAATATTGCGGGAATCATCAACGACAATATGCCCAAGATCCTTGCGCAGGGCGTTTCCATCATCGTGCAGCTGATCGCGGGCATTATACAGGCCGTGCCTTCCCTGCTGGCCAACTGGAAGAAGATCCTGCAGGCGGTGCTGTCGGTGATCTCTGCCATCAACTGGCTGAACATCGGCAAGAACATCCTCACCAGCGTGGCGAACGGCGTAAAGAGCATGGGCTCCAGTATGCTGACCGCCTTCAAGGGCGGCTTTTCCAGCGCACTGAGCTGGATCAAGAGCCTTCCCTCGCAGGCTGTGAAGTGGGGCAAAAACCTGATACAGGGCTTTATCAAGGGCCTGACCGGCAAGGGCAATGTGGTGAGCAATGCTGCCACCGCTGTCACTGCCGGTATTTCTTTGGCCGAGACCGCCAGCGGCAAACAGGACAACTGGGCTGCCAGCTGGGCAAGTTCCAACACAAGCCTTGGCAGCAGCGCCCAGACTATGGCGGAGATCGCAATCCCGGCCTATACCAAGTCCGGGGATGCTGCCGCAGCGGCGGCATCCAAGACCGCCACGGCGGCCTCTGTGGTCAGCTCCTACGCCGACACTGTCACCAAGGTGCTGGGCAAGGTCACCCGCACCACCCAGACTACTGACGAGGTGCTCTCCAACGGCCAGAAGCAGCAGAAACAGACCATCACCGAGACCGGCCGTCAGCTGGTGAACGGCGTGCTGAAGGATATCAAGACTGTTACCACCATCGGCGCAAACGGCAAAAAGACCGTGCAGCAGACCATGGAAACGGTGCGGGAGCTTGCCGCCTCCGTCACCTCCACGAGCGAGGCGCTGGTGGACGGCATCCGTACCGCCACCCAGACCGTGACCGAGACCCTGACCGATGGCACCGAGAGCCAGAAACAGACCATCACCAAGACCTACACCGCCATCATCGATGGTGCGCTGCGCACGGTGAAGGAGGTAAAGACCATCGCCGCCGACGGCACCGAGCAGGTGGCAAAAACGCTGGAGGAAGCCTCCTCCAAGAACTTTTCAGGTCTGCTGCAAGGCTGGAAGAAGGAGGCCGACAAGGGCGTGCTGGGCACCTTCAGCACGCTGGTCTCTGCCGTAAAAAACAAGAACTGGAAGTCCATCGGGCAGTGGGTGCTGTCCACACTGTACAACGGCCTTGCACCGGAAAGCCAGAAGCTCATTGACGACTTCGGGCAGAACCTCATCCAGCGGCTGAACAAGGTACTGGGCGATAAGATCAGCGACATTTCGCAGAAGGCGTGGGATATCGGCATCAGCATCGCGGACGGTATTGCTAAGGGTCTGGGCAATGCACTGGGCAAGGACTGTGGGGTACAGGATATCCTGAATGGACTTAACATCAACGTTTCCGACGTCGGCAGCAAGATTATGGGTGTGTTGGGCACCATCGGCACGAGCATGGGCACCTTTGCAACCGAAGCTGGTGCCAAAATTGCAGGCCTTGCCGGGAGCATGGGCAGCCTTGGCACGATCGCAGAGGGCGTCGGCGGGCTGATTGCAAAGGTGGGCAGCCTGATCATCTCGAACCCGGAGGTTGCCGCGATCATAGCCATTGTGGCGGGCGTGGTGGCGCTGGGCGTTGCGCTGTTTGCGAAGTTTGGCAAGGGCAAGAGCAGCGGCACTACCAGCACGCAAAAAGCACACTCCTACAAGGACATTCAGGACGCCTACTGGTACGGTAACGAGCGTGCCTTTGCGGGCTACGATTACCGCACCGATCCCTACGTCATGAACCCGGACAACAACGCCATGCTGGCATATCAGGCCAAAATGCAGGCGCAGATGGAGCGGCTCTACGGTGTGGTGGAGAAATATCTGCCGGAAGCCGGAAACAGCGTGATCGCGCTTGACGGCGAGCAGGTAGGACGCATTATCACCCCCAGCGTAAACAGAAGTCTGGGAGACCTTACGGTGCTGAGCGAACGAGGGAACTGATATGTACGAGATCTACGCATACCCATACGGCAACCCGGACGCAAAGCTGCTGCTTTATCGTCCCAACGACCCGCAGGCGCTGGTGCTGTCCCCCAAGCTGACCCGCGAGGTCAGCAAGGGCGGCAGCCTTGTTTTTACCATGACGCGGGATCATGCACAGTACGATATGCTGCAAAAGCTGAGCACGGTGGTGCAGGTGCGGCGGGATGGCAAAGAAATCTGGCGCGGGCGGGTGCTGAAGCACGAGGCCGATTTTTATAACCGGCGGGTAGTGTACTGCGAGGGCGCGCTGAGCTATTTCAACGATTCCTCCATCACCCCCTTCAACTACAAAGGCACGCTGCGCCAGTTTTTGCAGCACCTGATCGACGCACACAACGATCAGGTCAAAAGCAAGATGAAATGCTTCCAGCTTGGCACCGTGACGGCGGCGCTGGGCAACCTTGTGGTGCAGTTTGGCGATGCCGACCAGTACGGTGTTGGCGAGGACTACGGCAAGGTGTGGGACATTCTGGACAAACTGGTGCTCAAGGTGTTCGGCGGGTATTTTTATTGCAGCTTTGACGCCACCACCGGTCTGAACGTGCTGAACTACTGCGATCAGGCAGTGGAAGCCAAGCGGCAGACCGCCCAGAAAATCGAGTATGGGCACAACCTGCTCAACCTGAGCGAAACCACCGACGCAACCGACCTGTACACCCGCATCTACCCTATCGGCAACAAGCACACAGTGGACACCTCCAAGTGGTACTACAAGCTTATGTGGTGGCGGGACACCTCCAAGGATAAGCACGAGGAGCGCTGGGGCATCATGGAAACAGATGCCGCCACCATTGCGCAGTATCTGCCTGCATCGGGCTACTCCTATAACCTGCAGGAGGGCTGGATTCAGAACGACACGGCCGTGCAGAAGTTCGGCATCATCACCCGCATCGTGGAACTTGACACTGACAGCGCGAACGACACTTTTGCCGCCGGTGTGCAGGCATTGCAGCAGAACTACGCCATGAAGACCAGCTACGTCATCCGGGCGGTAGACCTTGTAGACGCAGGCTACGATACAGACCGGCTGGATTTTTCCATGTACTCCCACATTGTCAGCGCACCGCATAGTGTGGATGCCGTGATGCTCTGCACCAAGCTGGTAGAGCTGCTGGCAAAACCTGCGCAGAAAGAGTTTACCTTTGGTATGACCCGCCGCACCCTGACCGACAGGCAGGTGGCCAACATGGGCACGACCAATCTGCTGCAGGAAAGCGCCTACACCTCAGAAAAGTATCATCAGGATATGCTGAAACGGCTGTTTGCGTACCAAAGCAGTACCGACGGCAAGATCGCGGATATTTCCAAGGGGCTGACGGACGCCGTTACAAAAATGGGCAACCTGCAGGATCAGATAGATGATAACATCACTAGCTGGTTCTTTTCGGGCGTGCCCACAGCTGAAAACGAGCCTGCAAAAAACTGGACGACCGACACCGCCAAAAAGCAGCACATCGGCGATCTGTATTACGACAAGCTCACCGGTCTGGGCTACCGCTGGGTGCTGGATAACGGCGCTTACAGCTGGGTGGTCATTCGGGATACAGACGTTGCCAAGGCTCTGGCAGACGCTGCTGCGGCACAAGCCACCGCTGACGGCAAGGTGCGCTGCTTTGGCGCAACGCCCGCCCCGCCCTATGACGTGGGTGACATCTGGATGCAAGGCGCTGGCGGCGATATCATGCGCTGCCAGACCGCCCGCCAGTCCGGCAGCTATCAGGCTGCTGACTGGGTGAAAGCGTCTAAGTATACCGATGACACCGCCGCAAATCAGGCAAAGCAAGATGCAGCCGAAGCTGCCAAAACTGCCACAAACTTTCTGGAGTTCACCCCGCAGAACGGTCTCATCGTCCGGCACGATTCTCTGCCCGGCAAACGGGTACAGATCCTGAACGATGGCATCCGGGTTATGGATGGCAGCAGCATGGTCAATATCCAGGCCAACGCCATCTCCATTACGGACGGCATGGGCAGCTGCTCTATCCGCAGCGGTGGCATTATCTTCCACGGCATTCGCAACAGTAAGATTTTTGAATGGCCTTACCAAAAAGATTCTTCTGGAAGCCCAACAGGAGAATTTACTGCGCAAACAACAAAAATTGATCTTTCGTCCTACTCGTCTGTAATGCTGGTCTATGACACGCATAAAAAAGGAACATGGCTTGCAGATGGCGGCAGTGCTGGTAGACTTACCGTTATTCTTCCTGTTAACGGGCAAACATACTCTTATGCTTATCCGTGGAATACCGTTCATTGGAGAACCGTCAGTGTGAGCGCCACGGGAATAACGTTTGGCAGCGGAAACGAAAGAACATCGTCATACTCTGGTACAACCGTTCTCGGAATATGGTCGTTCAACCTGCAAAACCCCGGTGGCGATGGTGTAAACAAAAACGATGAGGTTTGCCGCCCGTTGGAACTATACGGCTTTATGTAAGGAGAACTATGAAACACTTTAAATTCAAGTGTAGGGTCTGCTCTGATGGGCGGCTATATGCAGGCGGCTGGTGCCACGAAAGCGTCATTCCAAACCCGCTGCCGCCTGATGAGATTCTTCTGGATGATCTGTCCGGTATCACGCAGGGGTTCTACACAGATTATCTCTGGGACGGCGAAAAGCTGATCTATCGTCCGCCTGAAGCATCTGCTGAGCCTGCCCCGGCAGTACAGACTTCCGATGACGGAACTGAGGTGACCTACACATGAGAGACTATGCCGCACTGGAAGCGCTCGCCGCCCAAAACCCCAGCCTGAACGATATGCGTATCACAACGCCAAAGGACACGCTCTCCATGCGGTCGAACTTTGGGTTGTGGCTCAAGCGCGACTCTCCACAGATCGGCAAACCGGAAACCGATTCTATGCTTGTTGAGGTGCCCGGCGCAGATTTTCTGCTGGATCTGACCCGCTCGGTGGATGGCAGCGTACACCACAAAAAACGGAAGATCTCGATGGATTTTGTCTGCGACCGTCCTAAAACACAATGGGCATATATCCGGTCTAGGTTGGAAGCGTTGCTGCAGGGGCAGTGGCTGCGTTTCTACTTTACCCGGGACGGCGAGGTCTGGGCTGGGCAGCTGGACGTAGAGATGACCCCCGGCGAGTATAAAGCTGCCGTAAAAATCACCGCGACCTGTGACCCATGGCCGAAAGACCGCATTCCGGATCAGCCCGGCCCTCCGCAGCCGGATCCGCCGATGGACGCGGCTTCTGCTGTGCTGGGGCAGGCAGTCCTTGGAAAAATGGTCTTAGGGAGACGGAATCCGCCGACAGACGCTGCCTCTGCTGTACTGGGGCAGGCAGTCCTTGGAAAAATGATCTTAGGGAGGAACAAATGAGCTAC